AGAAGATTAATCTCTTGATCAGCAACAAAAGAAATTTGATACTGGTACTTTGCAATAATCAAAACTGCTTCTGGAATAGAAGCTGATTTAATATTATCATAAAGAACATCATAAATTCTTCTCAGTACAAGGTTGGGATCGTTATCAATGTTTTCCACAACCCATTTCTTTACATTAGTAAATTCTCGATTCTTTAGAGATTTCAAGAGATCATCAATAGTAATGTCAGCAACATCAATAAGTGCAGCAGAAGAAATTTCTCCTGTTGATGCAAATCGCTGACATTCATTTAGCAGTCGTCGCCAATCTGGATAAAACCGTTTGACAATTTTAAAAAGGATCTTATCTTCATACTTTATAGATTGTTCATCAAGTATGCCTTTCAAGCGGACAAAAAACTTTGCCTGTAGTTTTTCTGCTTGGTCAGATTTAATTTTAAAATCAATGACAGTGCAACGAGAATGAAGAGGGTCAATGATTTTGTTTGGAAAGTTGCAAGTAAAAACAAACCTACAATTATTATGAAACTCTTCAACTGCTGCCCGAAGCGCCAGTTGAACATCAGTTGAGGTGTTGTCTGCCTCGTCGATAATGACGACTTTGTGGGCGGCTCCAGAGGTCAATGAGACAGTTGTGGCGAATTGCCTGACCTTGTTTCTGACCGTATCCAGGAAGCGCCCTTCGTCCGAACCGTTAATGACGATGTAAGACGCTCCGATCTCATCACACACAGCCTTGGCAACTGTGGTCTTTCCCACGCCAGCAGAACCACAAAGGAGAAGATTAGGGATCTCTTTCTGTTCAATAAATCCTTTAAAAGAGTTTTTAATATTCACTGGAAGAATACAATCCGCAATGGTATGAGGACGATACTCTTCCACCCACAAAAATTTCTTATTCATCAAGGTTCAAGAGCAATATAGTATGTAAGATCAAGTTGCCGATGTTTCCATTCGGTAATTAACTTACTGGAAAGTTTAACATCATAATCTCCAGGAAGCAATCGAATGTTTTCCATCTTCATAAAGAGTTCGTATTCTCCAGTATTATCTCCTGGAATCTCGATGGAGAATACATTACTGGTTTGGTTTTCTTTGTCAACCAAACTCATAACTACGCTACCACCAATAGAATGAAATTTTAGATCTGGGATATCGTAAATATTTGAAGCTTTTTGTAGTGCTGTAATATTTTTTTCAGTTAGAACAAATTCCATATCAGCACCAGGAAAATTAATATTTTTTTCTGGTGCTGCTTTTAGAGTAATTTCTGGATTGGAAAAATAATACCTTGCGCTTTTTCCTGCATGTCCTTTGATAGTTACGTATTCCTGATTTTGAAATTCAAGAACAGCACTATCAAAAAGAGAGAGACCAGAAAGAAATTGATTTAGATCGTAGATACCAAATGTCTGTGGAAATGTCTCTTCACAAGTATATTGAGCAACCGCATTCTCACCAACACTGATTGTTTTGAGTTGATTGCCTTCTCGAATCAAAATAGAACTGTTGATGGTCGCAAAGTTTTTCAAGACCATCATGGTTTGCTGCGAAATAGTTACGTTACTCATTTAAACTCCTGCAGACCGTTTTGAGTGCGAGTATAGTGGTTGTCAAAGTGAAGCAACAGCATGGCGTAATGAATAACTTTGAGAAGATCTCGTTTGTTAAGTCCATCCTTGTCGCCATATCGACTGCCATACTTGAGGATGTTTGCTTGACAAAACCCAGCGGCAAGTTTCTTCGCTGCCATCAAGTCAATAGTTTGAATGTCGCTGTAACCATCCTCGTCACCACAGTAGTGACCGTGATATGTGCTGATGATATATTCTTCAATATCTTTGAGGATCTTGTCCTCGTTGTATTTCCACTGCATAATCATTCCTCCATTACATACTGTAGATCATCATGATAGCATTCTTTGATGGTTCCGTCAAGTGTTTTTACGAACAATTTCAAACCGTGACCACCAAGAATTTTAACTGAACTGCCATCCCGAAGGATGGCAATGTTGCCAACGTAACCGTGAAACTCAGAACGGTGCTTGCTCATTTTCAATCATACCCTCCTGTGCTTTTTCATCAATCTTGTCGTAAAGAGAAAGGAACGATTCCTTGGTCTCATCATCGAAACGATTTACACAAACTTGAATCGCTTTCATACGCTTACCAAAAATGCTATAAGCACGAACGATGTGAGTCAGACGGCGAGTAGAAATGACTTCATCGATACCACCATCCTTAAAAGTTTTACGAATCACATCTGCCCACGAAGCAAGTTTCTCACAGAACTCTTCATCAAGACAACCCAGCTTAGCAGAAAGTTTTTCAAGAATCTTTTGCTCAATCTTGGCAGTAGGATAATCCTGCTCAAAAGTAAGAGCAAATCGCTCAAGGAATGCTTCGTTCAGAACGTTAGTGCCAATGAAGCGACCATCATCAGAACCTTTGCCTTTGGTGTTAGCAGTAGCGATGATCGTAAACCCAGCAGCAGGTTTCACATAACGACCAGTTTTCTTGAGGAACACTCCCTTGCCTTCAAGGATAGATTGGAGGCACATGATCTTATTAGAAGCAAGATCGATTTCATCAAGCAACAGTACAGCACCACGCTCAAGTGCTTCAATCACAGGACCATTGTGCCAAACAGTGTTGCCATCAGCAAGTCGGAAACCACCGATCAGATCATCTTCATCAGTTTCGATAGTGATGTTGACCCGAATCAGTTCACGCTTCAGTTGAGCACATGCTTGCTCTACACTGAAAGTTTTGCCGTTACCAGACATACCAGTGACGAAAACAGGATAGAAAATCCCAGAAGAAATAATCTTCTTAACATCACTGAAATTACCAAAGCTGACGAAGTTATCATCTTTTTCTGGAATGAGGTTTACTTTTTCCACAGTTTGAACTACAGGTTCTGCAGCAGGTGCATTGTAAGTTTTCTCAAGTTGATCAGCAGTCAGTGACCAACGACCATGACCAACTTTGTACTGTTCGAGACGTTTGGTGAGAGTAGGATAAGAAACTTCAAAATGATCAGAAGCGGCAATCACAGCACTACTACCAAAATCATTACCGTAGTTATTTGCCAGAAAAGAAATCAGATCATTCATGTTGATGTTGGACATGCGGGGCATAACGAAACTCCTTTGGTTGGAACAAAATAATTATAGGGCAAGAAGGGCACCAGGGAAGTGCCCAGTGGACAGTTGCTCAACTGACCATGGTAGCGAACGAAGAAAGGATTTTCTTACTGGTTCGCTTGGTCTTCATCATATCACGGAATGCCCTACCGATCTGAGCGTCGGTGGCATCTTCTTTAACTTCAAACGAAGTGTCTTGATTCAGTTTAGATGCCGCCAAAGTGTAGAGGGCATCATATCCAATTCCATTGAATTCATACGAATGTTCTTTACGCCACACTTTAAGAGCAGCGGCAACTTTAGGGTCATCACCATAACGGTAAATGTCATTAAAACCTTTGAACAAATAGCTGAATTCTGAACCAGTAAGAATTCTGAATCCGATCAAATTAACAAAAGGAAAGTTGTGCTTGAGATTCTCAAGAAGAATAGTTGTCAATCCATTTAGATGACCGTTATCAAAATTACGATAAACGTGTCCTGTCTTACGATCACGAAGAGCATTGAAATCGTTGATAGTATTGCGACCAAGATAATCAACATCTTGATTGTACTTACGTTTCACATCAACACTATACTGAAGACCATTGCCTTCGCCATCAGTGAGAATAACAACATTAACTTTCTGAAGATGCTCCCTGTTTTTGAACATAGGAATAATTTTATGAAGAGCAATGATGCTTTCATTCAAAGGAGTGCCGCTCAAATCGAGACCAGCAGGAGTAGAAAAATCTCCAGATGACCAGCGATTCATACGATTAGCAAGACGCCATAGATTAATACAATCAGTTTCAAAATCTTTGCTATTAGTTTTTGAAGTCAACATATTCAGCAAAGAGAAACGATTGTGAATCAGAATATGACGATCCTTTTTTACACAAAGTTCTTTTTCATAAAGAGCATTTTCATCGATATACCGATCATGCCATTCATATGTGAACCCATAAACCTCAAAAGGAATCTGTACCTTACGACAAAACCAAACAAGGTTAAGTAGTTGTTTCACAGTATCAAGAAGATAATCGTTCATAGATCCAGACCAATCAAGAATAAAGATCAGACCATGATTTTTACCATCAGGAATAATAGAAACTTTCTTGAAAAGATCTTCATTGTACTTGTAGGTATGAAGCATCTTAGTATCAAGAACTCCAGTACGAGCAGTGGAAGAACGAGCATAAGCATCAGCAGATTTCTTACACTCAAACTCCTTCACAAGATAGTTTACTTCTTTAGCAGATTCTTTTTTATAG